GTTGTAGCGTAATATAAACCCATATGGGAGTAGAGGAGAGCCTTTCTCCTCTCTCCTCTACTAAATTTTAAGGAGAACAATAACTATGTATTTTGATTTTGAAGCTGGTAATAAGGCATATAAACTCAGACTAACCACAAAGGCTATTATGGCTCTTGAGTCTAAAATTGGGTGCAACCCTATGATGATTTTCGGTACTGGTAACAGAGTTCCCACTGTCACTGAAATGATTCACGTATTCCACAACTCTCTCACACAGTTCCACCACGGAATTACTTTTGATGGTGCTACTGCAATCTTTGATACTTGGTTAGAGGAAGGACACACCCCCACTGACTTTATCAACATTATCATTGGTATTTACAGAGCATCAGGTATTATCCCTAATACCGATGAAACCAATGAGGGTGCAGAGAACGAAAAAAACTAACAGAGGGGGAGGGGGAACCCTTCCTCTATTCTAATAGGCTATACAAATGGTTAGACAATGCTCTTGACTATGGAATAACAGAAGAACAGTTCTGGAATATGACTATTGGAGAGTTGGGGAGAGCAGTAAAAAGCAAGCTAAGGATTAGGAAACTTGAGGCAAGAGAAAAGGCTACTTATGACCACGTATTAGGACAACTAATAGGAGTGGCAGTAGGCAGAGCATTTGGCTCAATAAAGCAAGAATATCCTGAGATTGCAAATGTGTATCCCTCACTGTTTGATGGTGAAGAAATAAAACGACAGAAACAAGAGCGACAGGCTGAGTTGTCTGCTTTGAGGTTCAAACAATTTGCAGAATCCTTTAATCAACGATTTCACAAGGAGGTAGCAGAGGTTGAATGAAGAGTTAAAGATTATTATATCAGCCGAAATAGATAAACTAAGACAAGAGATACAAAAAGGTCAGAAGTCACTCCAAAACCTTGAAAAGCAAGGTAGCAAGAGTGGTGAGAAACTTGGTAAAGCTCTGAAAGCAACAGGACAGGCAGTAGGTGTGGCTATGAAAGCAATTGCCACTGCATTTGTCGGTGCAAGTGCGGCTATGCTTGGTCTTACAGAAAGCACCAGAGAGTACCGTACCCAACAGGCAATGCTCGCCACTGCCTTTCAGACTTCAGGGGCTAATGCCGAGATTGCAAAAGAGACCTATAATGACCTATATAGAGTGTTAGGTGATAGTGGGCAAGCAACAGAAGCAGCCCAACACCTTGCACGACTTACAACCGAGGAACAAGCACTCTCTGAATGGACTAATATCTGTCAGGGTGTGTATGCTACCTTTGGTTCAAGTTTACCGATTGAATCATTAACCGAAGCGGCTAATGAAACTGCCAAGACAGGTGAACTCACTGGTGCCCTTGCCGATGCAATTAATTGGGCAGGAATGAGTGAGGAAGAATTTGCAGACAAACTGTGGTTATGCAACACAGAGGCAGAGAGAGAAGCCCTTATCCGAGAAACCCTTTCTGGGTTGTATGGAGAGGCGGCTACCAACTATGAGAACACTGCACAGAGCATCCTACAAGCAAATGAAGCACAGTTAAAACTTACTGATGCTACTGCACAAGCAGGGGCGGCGTTAGAGCCTGTTATCACTGTTTTTAAGGGTGCTTTTGCAGATGCCCTATCAGGAATACTCCCACACCTTTCAAGTGTCACAGAGGGCTTTACAGAGGTTGTGAATGGGGTAGAGGGTGGCTCTGCTAAAATGGTAGAGGGTATTAACTCTCTAATGAATGGCATTATTGAAACAATCACCAATGCACTTCCTATGGTGCTCTCAACTGGTATTCAGATTATTGAGGCACTGCTCACAGGGTTAGTCAATAGTTTCCCGAACATAATTCAGGCAATTGTCGATGTCCTACCCTCTATTGTGTCTACTATCGGAACCCTAATTCCTATGGTGACAAGTGCAATCCTCAATGCCATCCCAGTATTGATTTCTGCCGTATTCGAGGTGTTCAACCAATTGGTTGCTACCCTTGGAGAGATTATCCCACAGATATTCGAGCAGATAATTGCTATTCTCCCTATGGTGGTGCAGAGCATTGTCGATGCAATCCCCTCATTCTTGGATGCGTGCATTTCCTTTATGAACTCTCTCATAGAGGCAATAAAAGTACTCATTCCTCAATTGGTGCAGACACTTCCAGGCATCATTCAGACTATCTTGGATTCCCTTATCACTAATCTCCCAGTGGTGCTTGATGCGGCTATCAACTTGTTCAATAGTGTGGTGGAAGCAATCTTAATTGTGCTACCCTCACTGCTTGAAACATTGCCCACAATCATCACAAGTGTACTTGACTGTATTGTCAATGCTATCCCTATGGTAGTAGATGCGGCAATCAGCCTATTCCACGGTATAGTACAAGCAATTCCTCAGATATTGCCAGTTATTGTGGGTGCACTTCCTGAGATTATCATTGCCATTGTAAATGGACTTTTAGGCTCACTACCTACCATTATGCAGGCAGTAATTGACATAGTATTAGCAATTGTATCCGAATTGCCTACCATAATCTTAACTATTGTGGATATAATCCCTGATTTGATTGGAAGTATCCTACAAGCAGTTATAGGATGTCTGCCACAAATTTTGGCATCCCTTGTACAATTAGTGGCACAGTTGGTAATGAACCTCCCTGCTATTTTGGGAACAGTTATTACTGCTGTCATTGAGCTATTCCTTGGATTGTTCGATAACATTATCGGCATATTCACAGATGCTCCTGGTTGGTTTGGGGAAACCTTTGGACTGGTATGGACTAATATTCAGTCTGCCTTTGGTGGCTTTGGTGACTTCTTTGTTAACCTTTGGAACAAGATTGTCAGTGTATTCCAAGGTATTGGTGAGTGGTTCAAGAACATCTTTGGTGGGGCTTGGACAAACATTCAGAATGTGTTTGCAAACACAGGCAACTGGTTCAGAAACACCTTCTCCAATGCTTGGACTAACATTCAGAATGTGTTTGTCAATACAGGCAACTGGTTCAAGAATATCTTCTCTACTGCTTGGAACAATATATCCAATGCTTTTAGTGGTGTAGGCTCATTCTTCAAGGGTGCTTGGTCTAATGTATCAAGTGCTTTCAAGGGTGCAGGAACTTGGTTCAGTGACACATTCTCCAGTGCTTACAGAAGTGCAACAAGTGCATTCAGTAATGCCAAGAGTGGCTTTGCTAATGTATGGTCTAATATGAAGAGTGGCTTTGGTAATGTAAGTGACTGGTTCAAGGACACATTCTCAAAGGCTTGGACAAATGTTAAGAATGTCTTCTCCACAGGTGGCAAGATATTTGATGGTATCAAGGATGGTATTCTTAGTGGCTTGAAAACAGTTATTAACGGTATTATCAATGGTATCAACAAGGTAATTGCAGTTCCTTTCAACGGTATCAACGCTGCATTGAATGGTATTAAGGGCATTAGTATTGCAGGTTTCAAGCCTTTCGATTGGCTACCTACTATTAGTGTTCCTCAAATTCCTACTCTTGCAAAGGGTGGTGTGTTGGCAAAGGGTCAGATAGGTTTACTTGAGGGTGACGGTGCCGAGGCAGTTGTACCTCTTGAACAGAACACAGGATGGTTGAATGAGATAGCAAGGAGACTTGGTGATATGCTTGACACTGGAAGCAAGGAGATTATTCTCCAAGTGGATGGAGTTGCTTTGGCAAGAACAAGTGTAAAGTCTATCAATGAGTTAACCAAGCAGACAGGCAAACTTGACCTGATTCTTGCATAAGGAGTATCTAAAATGGCTTACTTCAAGATAAACAACAATGACTATTCACAGTATGTCAGCAAACTGATTGTTGACACTAAACATAAATATACGGCCAGAGAAAATGCATCAGGCACTCTGATGGTGAAGTATATGACCAAGAAGAGAAATGTCCAAGTAGGCATTATCACTCTTGATGACACTACACTGTCAAGACTGCTCACTGACATTAACGAAGGCAACTTTGAGAAACAGATAACATTTCTCAACCCACAGACCAAGGCTATGGAAACTATCAGGTGTATAATCCCTGTCAATAGTGTGGAGTACTACACTATCCAAGCAGGGAACACCAGAGCCAAGGCATTCAACTTGGTGTGTGAGGAACTATAAAGAAAGGGGAGAAGTTCAATGATTAATTCTATCTTTGGTAATGACTTCTCCTCTATGAGTGCAGTAAAGGCAAAGGTGGACATCTACAATGGTGACACCTTTGTCACTGAATGTACTTGTAGTTACAATTTGGAGAAATTCAAGGTATTAAGAGAGGGAGATAACGGGAAGTTCTTTGGCTTTGGTGTATGCCACAAATTGAGCATAACAATCATTGACATTAAAAGAGACCTACCCCCTATTGAAAAGGGATATATCATTGAGGCTTGCTTGGGAGATGGAGAACAGTTTGACTGCCCATTCCCAAAGTTCCACATTACTGAAATCACCAGAGATGAGAAGACCAATGACTTGACTTGCACTGCATATGATAACCTCTATTTTGCATCAAGTCACACCAAGGCAGAACTCACTCTGGAAGCACCCTATACTATCAGAGACCTTGCAGAGCATTGTGCCACACTATTAGGGGTTACCTTAAAGGTGGAGAATGTAAGTGATGGGGCTTTTGAAACCTCATATGAGGATGGGGCTAACTTAGTGGACACAGACACTATCAGAGCAATCCTTAATGCCATTTCCGAGGCAACACAGACAGTATTCTTTATCAACAACAATGAGGAGTTGGTATTCAAAAGACTTGACAGGGATGGGGATGCAGTCAGAACTATCACAAGGGAAGACTACTACACTCTGAATACAAAGACCAACAGAACCCTCTCCAATATATGCAGTGCCACTGAGTTAGGAAACAATGTATCCACTGGTGACACAGGCATTATTCAGTATGTAAGAGATAACCCCCTATGGGAATTAAGAACCGACATAGCCACACTACTTGACAATGCTCTCACTGCTATTGGTGGTCTTACTATCAATCAGTTCAACTGTGATTGGATTGGAGATTACAGGCTTGAAGTAGGGGATAAGATAAACTTAGTCACAGAGGATGGTGGAACAGTAACCACATTCCTTTTGAGTGACACAATGGAGTACATAGGTACTCTAAATCAGATTACCTCTTGGGAGTACACAGAACCTACCTCTGAAACTGCCAGCAACCCCTCTAACATAGGTGACAAGATTAATCAGACCTTTGCAAAGGTGGACAAGGTAAATCAGAGAATTGAGTTGGTAGCAAGTGATGTATCAGAAACCAAGTCAAATGTCTCAAAACTCCAAGTGGATATAGCAGGTGTGAGTGCATCGGTACAGACAGTAGAGCAGTCCATAGAGGATGCCAATGATGCCACAAATGCTCGTATAGACACACTGACAAAAGAGGTAGCATTCAAGGTAGACAAAGAGGAAGTAGCAATCTCCATTGAGAGTAGACTACAAGAGGGTGTAGACAAGGTTATCACATCTGCACAGAAGTACTCCTTTGATGACACAGGACTAAAAATAAGTAGCACAGGCAGTAATATCAGTACCCTTATTACCGAGGATGGTATGAGAATATACAGAGGTACAACAGAGGTACTGACAGCAGACAATGAGGGTGTTAAGGCAGAGGACTTACACGCAACCACATATCTGATTATTGGTACCACAAGCCGATTGGAAGACAGAGAACACCGTACTGCTTGCTTCTGGATAGGAGATTGATATGGCACAGAACGGAAAGCACAGACTGTTTGGTCTTGCAAGTAACTATGAGTTCAACTTTGAGTGGAACATAGCAGGTCAAGATGTAGAGAATAACACAAGCACTATTAGTTGGAGTGTCACTGTCACAGACATCAATGGACACGGACTTGGTAGTGATGCAGGGGTAACAACCTATGCCAATGATATGCTTGTATTTGTAGGTAACTACCGATATGACAAGGGTGATAACTATGTAGACTGTGCACCCTATGGCACTGCTACTATCACCTCTGGAACTACTACTCTCAAACACACTGGGTATGAACCATTAGAGGTCACTGCATCCATTGACTGGACAAGTTTTGGTAGGTATTTCAGAAGTGAATCCTATGGGTGGGCTACTAACCAAGGTGGTATTAATTCCCACACAGTTACATTCATTGTGGACTATGTCAAGAGGGCAGTTTCCATCAAGGCAGTAACCCCTACCAACCCTACCGATGAAGACAACATAACCATAACCTACTACAATCCTGGTGGGGAATACACAACCCTCTTACAAGCAGGCTTATCACTCACAACCAGTGATGCCAATATGTTTGCCCCCTACCGAGATATTAGTAAAACAGATAACACTTATTCCTTTGTGCTCACTGCAGAGGAAAAGGCAATCCTATATAAGGTACTTGACAAGAGAGAAACCTCTACAAGAATGTGGGTATTCCTAAAAGGCTCAGTGCCCAATGCAGAAGACCCAGAGATAGTGGATGACACTCTTGACAGGAAAGAAATACTTGTTACCTTTGTGAACTACAAGCCTACACTTGATGTGGAACTCTATGATACTAACAATAGAGCATTGAGGGTTACAGGCAACAACCAGACCTTTGTTAAGGGCATCAGTGAGGTGTACTTTGACCTTGGCTCACAGGTGCATAAAGGTGCAACATTAGAAAATGAGTGGATACAGAACGGTGATGACTTACATAATGCTCACAATGGCTATCTCATTGAGGTTAAGTCACCTACATTCTTTGCTTATGCAGAGGATAACAGAGGTTACTTCGCGGCAGAGCAGATAGACATACCAGAGGGAAGATGGATACCCTATTTCCCACTCACTTGTAAGGTCAACACTCCCATCCTTACTGCTAATGGCACTACCTCTGTGACAATCACAGGTAAGTACTTCCAAGGCAACTTTGGTGCTATGGCTAACTCTATGCAAATGGAATACCTAATGGCAGAGGAAGGGGATGACAATCCACAGTGGTCTACAAGGAGAACTATCACTCCCTCAGTGGACACACAAGGCAACTACTCCTACTCATTCACAATCACTAACCTAAACTACACAAGCAGATACAATCTGAAGGTAAGGGTTATTGATGAGATAATGACTGACACTGTGCAAGCAAGTACTATTGTCAGTGCACAACCCCTATTCGACTGGAGCAAGAATGACTTTGCTTTCCACATTCCTGTAACCATAGACGGAGCAAGTGTTCCCTCTATTGTGCAACAAGGCACTTCTGGAATATGGACATACAGATTGTGGTCGGATGGCTCTGCAGAGTTGTGGGGCTACAAAGAGGTGAATGCAACAATCCCCAATGCTACATCAGGGTGGTACAGTTCTGGTGAACTCTCACTCACTAACATTACCTACCCATTCACATTTGTGTCACTACCTACTGTGATAACTTCTGTGATGCCAAGTGGCTCTACTTGGGCAGTGCTATTCCCCTCAAACACCACAGGGAGTACATCACAAACAGGTACATACCAACTAATGTCAACAAGCAAGTTCGACACTTCGAAAAAATACTATATTGCATATCAAGTAAAAGGTAAATGGAGATAAACTATGGAATTTAATACTATTATCAGTTTAATTGGCACAGTAGGTTTCCCTATTGTTGCTTGCTTGGTGATGGGATACTTCATCTTCACCATATATAAGAACACCACTGCTGAGAATGCCAAGAATATGGCGGCAGTACAAGAGAGATGCAAAGAGAGAGAAGAGAAACTCTACGAGCAGATGCAGAAAGTACAAGAGGTTAATGCTCAAGCCATTGCCACTATTGCCCTCTATTCAGAGAGATTGGGTGTGGTAGAGCACGATGTCAAGGAAATCAAGTCGGATGTCACTGTCATTGTAGAAAGACTGAATAACACCTAAATAAAAAAGGCTATGGATTAACCCCCATAGCCTTTTATTAATCAAAGTACACTATATCTGTTATGTTGAGCAGGACTAACTCTTTTCCTCTCTTTTCAAACTCAAAGTAGTGCTTGTCACCAACATAGGTGTAGAAATCTCCCTCTATTTCACCCTCTACTGCATTGGAAAATTCCTCTTCATACTCAGAAGCAACTTCTCTGATAACCTCTATAAGTTCTTCTCGGTATCCTTGGAGAACCAACTTGTCAAAGTGTCTACTCACTCCCTCAGACAAGGCTTGCTTGAACAACTCTAAATCAGTCATAAAAAACTCCTACAAAATGAGATATACCATTATACCTCAAAATGTAAGAGTTGTCAAGTCTTTCCTATTCTATCCTATTCTTTTCCATTCTTTTCTATCCTATCATATCCTCATTCCACTCTACATAGGACACATACTCCAACCTCGCCTTACCTCTATTCAGTCTTGTAAAGCAGAACTCAATGTACTCCACCTCTGGCTCCTCATAGTATCTGAAATACACTGTATCTCCTATAATGTCTGCCAGTTGTGCCTTGTACCCCTTGTACTTTAATGTGTCCTCTAAATAAGAGTTCTCTGTTGCTAATCTGTAAGTATCCACTTGCCATAATTGTGTCATTTGTGTGTTCCACCTTTCTTTTAACTGAAGCAACTGTAACGCCAGTTCAAATTAATTGCAACGTCTTTTTTTATGCTCTGGGGATAGCCACAAAGCCCTGTATATCAACATTCCTATTTCCTTTTGCATATTGTTTTGATATACTGACCTTATTAAACAGAAAGAAGTGATAATAATGACAACAACAGTATTTAGAGTTGAGAAGAGCAGAGAGTTCGTAGTAATGAGCAACAAGTTCCTAAGAAACAAGGATATGTCCTTAAAGGCTAAAGGATTGCTTGCATTGTGTTTATCTCTCCCAGAGGATTGGAACTACTCCCTTAATGGTTTAGTAGCAATATGCAAGGAATCTCTGACTTCTATAAGGTCTGCACTGAAAGAGTTAGAGGAGTTTGGGCATCTGAAAAGAGTTAAGACTAAGAATGATAAAGGGCAGTTCGTTTATGAGTACATACTGTATGAAACTCCACATACCGAAAACCTGCATATGGATAACCAACATACCGAAAATCTGCATACAGAGAAAGATAGACAACAAAGTATTAAGAAACAAATTATTAAAGAACAAAATATTGATGAATTATATTTATATATAAAAGAGAATGCTTATGCATCTATTTGGACATTGCTTTATGAATATTTGGATATGAGAAAAGGTATGGGAGCACCAATGAGTATGAGAGGGTTAAAGATGCTTATAAGCAGAATAGAGAAACTATCTGATGGGGATATGTCAATACAAAGACTAATGTTAGAGAATGCTATAATGAACCAATGGAAGAATGTTTATAGACCTAAGGAACAAGAGGTACAAGTGGAGAAGGATATTGCTATAAAAGAGAAGAAAGCCTTTTATGGGATATGACAACAAGGAGGGGTGAAAGGCTTGAAAGTGGATGTTGGATAAGTACCACCCCTCGATGTCGTGACGAAATTATTCATTACAAAACCATTATAGCAAAAAGTTACTGGTAAATAAACTTGAAAAATATTTCCAAAAATAGTTGACAAATGGGAAAATATATGCTATAATGTCTGCCGAGTAGAGACACTGATTATGTTTTACCGACAATCAGTAAGTCAACTCACTATAAAATCAATGAGTGTAAGGGCATTTGTCCTTGTTTTATAACACTTCCTGCACCGACACTTTATCAGTTGGTAGAGCAACTGACTCTTAATCAGTGGGTCCCGGGTTCGAATCCCTGAAGGTGCACCATAGTAGATAACACAAGGAAAGTCCTTTACTTTACAGTAGAGGGCTTTTTCTTTTTATCTTTTTACAGACAGAGGTAATCAGTGTAGCCTTTTGACACTCCTTGATTATAAAGAAAG